GGCGATAATGGGATCAAGGTTCATCGTGCCCTACCCCACTTGATTGAGGCGCAGGGCACCGTCGAGATAATCAACGGTCAGATGTTCAATCTCTTTTCCATCGGCCTCAGACAGGCCCAGAAAAGGCCGCGCAGGCATATTGACCGCGCCAACCGTGATGCGCCGGCCACTGGCCACAAAGGTCAGGGCCTTGGCGGTCTTGGGGCGAATGGTGCCGCCGAATTGATGGATGGCGGCATAGAGCACATTGGTGCCGATAGAGACTGCCTGTGCGCCGGCCTGGTAGTTGATTGATTTGAGCAGCCGTGTGCTATCCACCAGCGTCTGGCCGCCTTCATTGGTCGCGCGCCTGGACGGCTTCCAGGGTGCGCCGTCCGGGCCGGTACCCGTGTCAAAGCGCGCTTGAGTGGTTTGTAACAGCGCTTCACCAATGAAGGTCATCAGCGGCGTTAAATCATCGGTGCGCTCGATCAGCCGATTAAGCGCCTGGACCACAGAGCCTGCATTGAGCGTGAACTCGATGCGTGCACCGGTCATTTCAGATCTGCCAGATTATCGCGCGTCATCACCCGGTCGCCGGTGGCCACCTGAATACCCGCAGACGGCGATGTGGTGGCCGCAGGCCCGCCAAGCCCCAGACCCGCGCGCCCGGTTGAAACGTCACGCAGAAACGCGATCGCTTCATCGCGATTGGTCTTGACGGCCTCAGGCGCGCCGGTCGGATAAAGGCTGTAATAGGCCAGATTGCAGGCCACAGGGATCAACGCCGCGGGCGTGGGCGTGACCGGAATTGTATAGCGCGTTGAGATATAGGAATTGATCTGCGCGTCGGCATCGGCCAGAGCCTTTGCCAGCACCTGGGTGTCGATCGCTGCGCCATTGACCCTGTCGGTTAGAAGGATCAGGGACGCATCACCAAAGCGATCAGACATATCCTGGGCGCTGGCATAGGTCATGGATTAGACTGTGCTCGTGAGCTTGGCCGCACCGCAGGCGATCAGTTCGGCGGCAGCCTTGGCGGCAACGGTGAAGGTCTCGCCTTCCGCTGCCAGATTGCCTTCCGCATCCAGGATCACCTGGTAATTGGCCACCAGCGTGACCTGGTCGGATGTGGCCTGGTCGGGTGCGCCACTCGCGTCTTTTGCTTTTGCCATATCAATGCTCCGTTGGAAAAAGGTGAACCCTGCCCCGAGCGATCGGTGTCCGGCCTTTTGGACGTTTCAGCTGGTCTGGCTGACACCGATCTGTCGGGGGGGGGGTATGGGGTGATTAGTTCGGGTTCTGGACCAGGTACATGGCGCCTGGCGCGGGCATCACGGGCACGCGTTCCATGCTGGCGTCGTAGATCCAGGACTTGGTGTTCTGATCAAACCAGGCTTCTTCAACCAGCGGATGGCCATCCATCACATAGGTGTAAGCACCCGAGGGCGCTTCCTGTTCGACCGAGCCCAGGGCCACATAGCCCAGGATCGCGTTATTTCCCCAGATATCGGTGAACACACCGGCATCATCGGCCTGGATCGCGCGACCAACCACAACCTTTTCGATGTCAAAAAGACCGGCCAGCATGTCAGTCGTGATTGATCCGGCTGAGGTATACTGGAACCGCGCCACGACCTGCGGGTTGGTGCGCAGGGCCTTGAAGGCCACAGCCGACAAAGCCAGCACGTTTGGATACATGCCGCACTGGCTGCGGATCTGTTCTTTGTAGCCTTCAATCTGGGTGACTGGGTTGGAGGTCGGGTCCGACCACTTGCCGGCACCGGTCAAGGCGACCTTGTTTGATCCACCATAGTTCGAGGCATTGAGGTAAAGCGCCGCGCGCTCCACCTCGAGGCTTTGCAGGATCACCCGCATCCCCAACCGCGTCGCACGCGAGCCCAGGTCAACCCCCGGCATGACGGCGGCGTCGCGCAGGTTCTCGCGCGGCACCGGCACCGAGATTGCATCCTGCTTCAAGGCGAAGGGCACACCGCTATAGCCGAGCGACAGGCGGTTGAATGCCGAGCCCGGCGCGCGCTTCAGGTTGTAGCTTTGGAAATGTTCCTTGCCGAACTGAATGACCTGGCCGCCCGAGATCGAGACCGACACGCGCGGGCTTAGAATGTCGCCGATAAATTCCGGCACCTGGAAGCCAAGGGCAACCGTTGTTAAAACCGGATCAATGATCCGGACTTGGTTAGGGCTCATGGGCATGATGGAAAACTCCGATCAGAATAGGGTTGGGTTGGGCGTGGGTTAAAAAGCGATCGCGCCTAGCGCATCATCACTTCAATCAGCTGACCGGCAGCGCTCGCGGCCTGGCGTGCATCACCAAAGACATATTGGGGCAGCACGCCGCCTGTGATGTCGGCGGCACCATTGGCCGCTGCCGAGGTGACCGCCGTGGCACCGGCAGCGATCGCGACCGAGGTCGCGGTGACCGCCCGGCCCTGGGCGTCCATGGTCAGCGCGTCACCAATGGCAACGGCTGCGCCCACTTCCACAATGGCGATGCCCTTGTCGATGACGGACAAGGACGCGCCCGCCAGAGCGGCGGTGCGCGCGATGCCCGCGATCTTGGCACCGGCAACCGCAATCTGCGCGCCGTCATAGCCAACGCCGCGATAAGCCGTGACCGCCGCTGCCGGGGTCAGGGTGATGCTCAACAATGGAAATTCAGTACCGGCCATAATCTGCTCCTGAAAAATTCACCCCGGATCTGGAGTGCCCCGATGGGGGAATGGAAAAGTTGAATTGAGGGTCTTAGCCCTGGCGCTCCATGACACTGACGGCGGTGAGGTAGGGCACGTTGTGCTGCGCGGCATAGGCCGTGGCCCGCACATGCAGATCCAGGCGACCTTGTGAGACCACAGCGCCTGCAGGCGCTGCAAAATCAGCCGTGCCGGTCACATGGGTCTCTTTGGCCGACAATTCCGAAAAGTTCACCACTTGGCCCGATTGGCCCAGCAGATCGCGGAAGAAATCGTGCGGGGTTTTTTGACCCTCGTCACCTTCCGCAAAGCTCACGACTTCCTGGTGATCCAGGCGCGCCATAAATTTGGCCACTTGCGGGACCAGGGCGGGTGCAAGCTTGCCTGCCGCCACCAGGCCATTCAGAAACTTGTCATTGTCGGCCTTGCGGGCGCTCGCCTCGCGTGCGGCAAAATCTGCCGTCTGGGCGTTGAGTTGTGCTTCGCGCTCAGCCAGGGCCTTGGCACGCGCGTCCAGTTCAGCTTGATCAGCCATGATAGTGTCCTTTGGCAGTTTGGGTTGGGGCTCGGCAAAGCTTGGGCCGGGCGGATCATCCGGGAGATGATCCGGGGCCTGGGCCGCCTGGGTCTGCATCCAGTCGAGATCAACGGATGGTAAAATCCGGTCGGCATCCTCAAGCGAGAACTTTTCGATCACAAAATCCCGCAGGCGCCGAAACACCGCGATCACCGACAATTGGTCCCAATCGGCGAAGGTGACGACATCGGCATCGCCCCCAGCAAATTGCACAGCAGCCAGACTGGGAATGGCGGGCGCAGCCGCACCCAGCAGACCCACATGGCGCAATGCCAGCTGACCCTTGTGCGGGTTGCTTGCAGCCTTGGGCAGGTAGAAGCTGGCCGAGACTTTTTTGAAATTGCCGTTCTTGACCAGGTCCACGGCTTCCGGCGTCACCCCCATGCGCGCCATCAGCTTGTCACCCGCCAGGCGCAACCCGCGCACCCAGCCATAGGCCGGGCCGTCGGTCTTGGGGTGGCCGATCACCAACGGCGCGTCAAAAACCTTTGGGTCATAGTTGGCCGCCGCCTGGGCCAGATCATCTGCGGAAAAGGTCACAGGCTCGCCACTGGTTGGGCGATGGGTGCCGACCTTGAAAATCTCGATCTCGACATCTTTCAGCGACATGCAGCATCCCGTGTCGGTTATCAGGGGTCAGGGCCTATGGGGCCAGGGCAGGTCGAGCCCATGGCTTTCAACCTGGTGGCGATACTGTGCCGCAGACCGCCCCGATCTCAGGGTTAAGGGGTCGCCTGTTTTCGGGGGTTCAAACCGGGTTTTAAGGGGGCTGTTCGGCCAAAGTGGGGTCGAAACTGGGTCCGGGCGGACCTGTCGGTCCAGATTGGCCTCAGACCATGCGAAATTTGCCAACGCAACCCAGACGCAACCCGCCTCTGAGATTTTTTGGGTAGTAGGATGGCCCCACACCCCCAAAGGGGCTTCCTTGGCCTTTAAAATCGACCGCCCCCTCGGCTCGCTGGGGGCCTAACGGGGCCTTAGGCCAATCGGGGGAGCTTAACCCACCCTGGCGGCTTGCCCGCTCACGCCCGATTTGCTATGAAATCCGGGCGGGCAGACCAGGGCCATACCCCCTTAAACTGCCAGGCGGATGCGGCGCGGATGGGTGCCAAGTCCCATCAACTCATCGGTCAAGTGATATCACCTTCGCTTGAATAGATCAGGCGACCTGAACGGATACCGGCATAGGTGCCCTTGTCCGCCTGGAAAAAGGTTCTGGTTGTCCAGATGCCATCCTGCACATCGGTCACCAATCCAACAGCTTTGTCCTTGCCCAAGGAAATTATGCGCAGGTAGCGCCGCGCCAGAACAACCTTGCCAGTCGCATCACTCTTGCGAAACCCGACCCAGATCTCCTGCGGGTCTTCGATGATCTCAGGGATAAACGGAAAATATCGCTCCCGTGCGCCAGCCAGCCGTGAGGCATCATCCTCGAGGTGATCAACCAGCGCCTGATTGACCAGCACCGATGTGCCGGTCGGATCGACATAGACAGCCTCAGGGCCGCCTAGCACGTCAAACAGAGCCTGGCGCGCCTCTTCCACTGTTTGCACGCGCGCACCCATTTCAGCTTTAGGTGCCACGGGCTCGGGGAGTGGCGGCGGCTGAAACCAGGGGGCATCGAATTTTACGAAGCGTTGTGGGGCCGCAGCTGCAAGTTCACTTTGACCAACACCATATCCGGCCTTGCCCACATTGTAGCCAAAACCCGGATCGATGCCGCGTGGCACGGATATCTCAACCGCCTCGCCATTCACATGCACAATCTTGTCCACATTGCCGCCAGGCGGCGGCTTGTCGGAAAGCTTATATTTGCCGCTGTCAATATCGCGCTGGCTCAAACTCATCACCGAGCAGCGACAGTTCCAGCCATTGGGCGGGTAATGCTGATCCCACCAGGGATCATCGACCGGCAGCACGGTATTGTGCCATTCGCGATGCAGATGCCGGGTGCGCCGGTCCATCACGGCGACATAGCGCAAGTACGGCCTGCCGGATTTAACCTTCTGGATCTGCGCCCAGCGCCCGGCCTGATAGGCCGTGCGCAGATTGGTGTTGAAGATCACCGCCGTGCGCCAGCCCCGATTGCCTTTATACGTCCAGCCCGCCTTGGCCACGATCTCATCAAAGCGGCCGCGGAATTGTTCCAGCGTCTCACCACCCGCTAAGGCCGCATCAACTGCCGCGCGCAGATCGGCCACCAATTGCGCCTGTGTTGCACCCGCCACCACAAAGGCGCGGGCATGCTGGCCTTCCCACAGATCCGTCCAGGCTTTGGTCGGCAGGTTAACTTTCTGGCGCAGGAAATCAATCGCCTCGGTAAACCCCTGTGCGCCTGGCTGGGGCGTAGCCGGTGTATCGGCCATCGTCAGATCCCCGCGATCAGATCATCGCGGCCCTGCAATTGGGCAACCGTCAACGCCTGGGCCATGACTTCACCTAATTGATCGGGTTTCAAACCGGCATAAAAGGCCAGTAATTTATCCGCCAGATCGGGCAGGCTTTGTGCCTGCATCACCACGCCCTTGAGATCATCGATCATCTGGTCAAAGGCCACGCCCGCCAGCACATCGGTCTGATCAGCTAAATCATCCACCCCATCGCGCGGCAGATCGACCGCTTCAGGCGGGGCTGCAAACTCGGCCTGGCCCTTGCCTGGATCTGCACCCGGATCAGCGTTTGACGGATCTGCCCCGACACCGGGCTTTGGGCCTGGCTTTGGGCCTGGCTTTGGCCCCGGCTGTGTGCCCGGCTGTGTGCCCCCTAATCCATTGGGTACCAAACCATTGGGTATTGGACGCGCCACTTTGGTGAAGCCCTGGCCAAAGGTGGCGGTGATCAGTTCCTGATCCGCTTCAACGCCGATCCCATCCAGCTTGACGAAAAAGCTGGCGGTCGCTTCCAGGTCTTTATCCGCGTCCGTGCGGCGGAACACGCGCGGGTAAGCCGCGCCTGCGAAGTTCAGATCGATCAGCCATTGCACCGGGCCTGAATTAAAACTCTCATGCAACAGATCCGCATCTGCCTTGACGATATCGTCCTTGGTGTTCTGGTGGGTCTTGGATTGCGAGTAAGACGAGCCCGCCTCTGTCGTCATGGTCTGCGAGAGAATGATCTTGGTGATGATCTCATCCATCATCCGGTACATGGTTTCATAATCAGCCGTCCCCGATCGGGCAGCGGCTAAGAGTTCGACCTTCATGCCTTCAGGGATTGCAATGCCGCTATCCATCTGGATGGCGGCCAGGGCATTGAGCAATTTGGTCACATCTTCCGGGCTGGTATTGGCCGGGAATGTGCCAACCGCCGTGGGGCTTGCAAACTTCTCCAGAAAGATCGACCAGGCGGTCAGGCCCTGGCGCTTGAAGAACACGGGCCAGTAACACCAGGCGCCAAGCCCCAGGCCATAGGGCTCATCATCATGATCCGCACCACATGAGAACACCCAGAACTTGCGATCCGGCATGATCTCGCCCAAAGGCTTCTGCATGGTCTTGAGCAATAGCCGCCCGTCACCATCAAAGCCAAAGCGCCGCTGTTTGCGCACGCGGATCGCCGACAGGCCGATCAGGTTCCCCTGCGGCTCATAGATCAGCTCGGCCACCGCAAAACCATAGAACAGGCCAAAGGCCATGCGCTCGGTCACGCGGTCAAAGCGCAGGGTCTTTAATTGTTCCTCAAGCCACGCGGCGGCCTCGCGATCTTTCGCCCGCTTGCCGCCTGCCTCAACCACCAGTTCTTTGGAGATGATCGCGCGCTGGCGCTGCTGGAAAGTTGATTTGACCTGGCCGTCCATGAACACATCGTCATAGAGCCTGAGGTCACCGCCGCGCGCGCTCAAGATCGGGTCGCGATTGGGCACAACCTGATTTGCGATGTAATAGGGCCGTGTAATGTCACGGCCATCGCGGGTGGTCGCGACTTCACCGGCCTTGATCAATTGCCGATCGGTCAATGCCGGTGTGGGCAGATGGGTATTCATGTCATCGGCCATCTAGCGTCCTCCAAAGCCCCGCAGATCAAGTCTGCCGCGCACCGTTCCAAAACCATCCGTGCCAAGCGCGCCTGGTTGACCTGGCCGGCCAAAGCCGGACATGCCGACACCCGGCATCAACAAGGGGCGGCGTCCCAGGCTTAAATAATCAGCCGACCAGACCGCCCCGCTGGCTGCCTCAAGCATCAAGGCCATGGCCCAGAAGCGGTCGGCATGGCCTTGCGCGTCGCGCTCCACGATGATGCGCGGCACGCCTGTGGCCCCCATCACCTTTTTGGGCTTGTGCAGATCCGCGCGCAGCCGCACGTCCCCTTCAGGGATACGCACGGCGCGATCTTCAAATCCCTGTTTGATCCGGTTGGCCAGGTCGAGCCGTATAGATGATGAAAACAGCACGCCATTGACCCGCTGTGATCCATAGCGCGCCTTGGCGTCTTCAACCGGCTTTTCGCCCATGCCGGTCTGATCCATGCACGCGCGCACGATCCGGTACCGACGAAACAGATCATCCATCACCCGGTCCTGTTCGGCGAAGCTGGCGCGCTTTAAGATCACAATCTCGCGCACCACGATGATGCCGCCCACATCTTCGCCAACGGTCGCGACCCACAGGTCACCGCGCGCCGCGATATCATTGCCCAGGTAACACAACCCGCCTTCATAGCGATCCGGGTCGCCGGCGCCCGGATCTTCGCAGGACGAGATCAGATCATAGGGCAGCCAGGCTGAGGCTTCATCCAGCCACTTGAGCTCATATTCCTGTGCCCAGGCATCTTCATCAGCCAGCGCCGTGCGCAATTGCTCAATATCGCGGGGCAGGCCATCAGCAACCGCGCGATAGATATCCACGACATGGCGTGACCAAAGATCATCTTCCGCCGTCATCAGGTCATAGAACTTATTGTTCTTGCCATTGGGCGTGGACGTGATGCACAGGTCATGGCCTGCCGAGATCACCGGAAACAGCGCGCGCCAGATTGCATGGCTATCCTTATGAAACGCGAATTCATCCAGATAGGCGCTGGCGGAAAACCCGCGTGCGGTATCCGGATTGGCGGGCAGCGCTGTGATTTTCTGCCCGCGCGGCAGGGTGACCTCGAGCGCGCGGTAGCTCATGCCTAAGTCACTTTTCCAGTCAAATTCCGTGGCATCAAAGCCGATTTGATAGGCCTTGCAATGGCGTTTAACGCCCTCATCCATCGCCTCTTTGGCCTGGCGCTCGCCCCGGCTTAAGATCACCCAGCGCTTGGGCCGCTCCTGGACCATGGCCTCAAAGCAATTATCAGTAATCTTTAGCGTGGTGGTAAATGTCTTGCCGGTCTGGCGGGCAAACATGCCGATTTTGAACCGCCCGTTATCACCCAGCCAATTGTGCTGATACGTGTAAAGCTCAACCGCTGGCTTACTCATCGAAGATCCCATAGATTTGCTGGCGAACCTTGCGCAGCATCTCAGCGCCATCGCTCTTGGGGTCCTTGATCAGCTTTTCAGCGTCCGCCAGCTTCTCATCAATCTGGGCTTTCAAAAGCTTGCGCACATTGATGGTGCGATCCACATCACTCTTGGCAGCGGATGAAAGCTTGGCCATGGCCCCGGCCAGGAATGCCACTTCCTTGGCGGACAGATTGATGCCGGTCTCATCCATCTGGCTTAAGACCAGGCGCGTGGTGGCGGCATGCAGGAGTTCGGTATTAAGCCGCTGGGCCTTGCCGCCATCGCCATCTTCGCCCATGCGTTCGGCCAGGCCCGCGGCGATCCCACGCGAATGGTGCAAGACGTCGGCAATTTGATCCAGGCCCTTGATGTGACGGCCAAGGCCCGAGCGCGAGATATCAGCCGCCTCGCCGCCCATCTTGCGCAGATGTGTCAGAATATCATCAATGGTGAAACCCTGGCCGCGCAGATCCGCGATCTGGCCGCGTATGTCGGCAGGCAGCTTGTCAATCTTTGATGGCTTGGCCATGGCAGTGCCCCTCCGTGGCCGTCAAGGTGCCGGTCGCTTGACACCGGGATGGGTTGCACGGCCCAACGCCACATCAATGCCGCGTCCAGATATCTTGGCCACCATCAGATCGCCCGGCCTGTCACCTGTCTGATCGCAGGTGACCAGTCCCTGTTCGAGCAGCCAGGCCAGACAACCGCGCACCTGGTCACGGGTGGGCTCGAGCCCAAGCTGAGGGATCACGTCCACCAAAAGGCTTTCATTGAGCGAATAGCCAGGCGCGCGCTGCAACAGGCGCAAGATCACCAGGCGCAGATGGGTCTGATAGGCCTGAGCAAGGGCGTCCGCGCTGTTCATTTCTTGCCTCCGAATATTTGGGCTGCATCGCGCAGAATGGATGAATGCATCTGGGCCGAAGCCTCAACCCGGCGGGCTATCTCGGCCTGGGTGTTCACAACGCCTTCAAGCCGCACGATCATCAATTCCAGATCATGCAGCTTCTCGATCGATGGCAGCGCGGATAGCGAATGTTCGATTTGGCCGGTTTTGAGCACCAATTCCTGCATCTGCGAAGCCAGGGCGGAACGATGGACATTTGCCTCGATACTGACCCGCTCGGCTTCTTCGGACACCTCTTTGGTATAGGAGGCAAATTCCTCCTTGGAGACAAAGCTTGCCCGGATACGCCACAGAAACGCGACCGCCAGAAAGCTGACGATCGTGCCCAATACCTGCGCGATCTGCGCCAGATTGCCCAAATCGGAAATGCTCACGGCTAACCTTCCAGATTGTAAAACCAGTGTTTCAGATACATGTCGCAAGGCTCAACCCCACGGGTCCAGGCCACGTTGGGTGCTACATGCTTCTCGCAATAGTGATCAGCATTGGTGTAGCCTTGTGTTTCCTGTCCACTCAGCACGCGGCGCGCGATCTCGCGAAACGGGGTCAACACCGGATCATCCGCTGGCATCTTGGTCAGCTTGGGATAGTTGGGATCAGCGGGATGCCAGCAGGAAAACTGATAGATATCGAGGCCGCTATGGACCTTGTTTTTGACCAGGCAGGCACTGGCGGGCGTGCCATCGCCAAATAGCGGGTGTTGGCCGATGCCGCGACCGGCCATTTTTTTGATATAGGCCCGCGCCAGCAGCACACGCTTGGCCAGCACATGCATCACGCGGATCTGTCCGCCCTCCCCCTCGCCGCGCGCCTCGGCAAAGAGCGTGCGCGCGCAAACGTCGAGATCATGGTCGGTGAATGAAAGTGGCATGACGCCCCGCAAGCTGGCTGAATGTGTGGCCAGTATCGGGGTCGGGTGTCGATCAAATCAGGGGAAGGGTGTGACCCGGTTGGGGTCAAAAGATGGCCCGGCCCGTATGTAGGGGCCGGGCCAGATCATCTTGGCGTCTGAGCGCTATTTGCTCTCGGCGGACTTGATCTCAAAGAATATCTTGGCGAAGTGGTCGATGGTCGCCCGTGCTGCCGCAGGCACAAGACGGTCAGTCAGCAACTGACAGCTTGCTATATGCAGGACATGGGAAAGCACGATCGGGTCGGCCCCGGCCAGCTTTAATATGTCGATATACTGGCGCACGGATGTGATCAGCCCATTGAGCTCACGCACATCGGCAGCGGGGGAATTTGGCGACAGCGGCGCGCTCATGTTGGACGTGCCTGGCCAACCGCCGCCATCAGTGATTTTGGTCGCTCGCCCGCCTGGACCCGCTCGACACTGAAAACAATATCGCCGCAATCATCGCGAAGCTTGGCGAAAGCGAAGGCCTCCCGCATATCTGGAAAGGTCTTGTCCCAGACTGGCATGGTCTCGCCATAGACAACTCGATACGTCATTTTTCTGTCTCCTCTATCACGGCCCGGAATTGGGCCACTCTATGGCTTGTATTTCGCCGCTGATTGCACGGCTTTAACAATTGCCAAACACGACTCACAATCAACAGGCTCGTCTGTCTCATCTCTTGAAAAGAAAGCGGCGTTACAAAGCGACGCGCTACTCATTCCTTCTACCGCCTGAAAATGAATTGTTCGCTCATACATGCACTCAGTTTCAATTCGAACGCAGCGCGCTAACTGCCTAGCCATAGTTTCAATCCTCTCAATTGCAGTTCGGGCACGGAATGCCGCGACGCCCGTCTGTGGCTGTTCTCATCTCAATCCACCCGCTTTTGTCGCCACATTTCGCACATTGAAATTGGGCAATATGGGTGTTTCCAGGCTCATAGACGCACCCGTGATCTCCAGCATCGATCACATGCATCATCACGCGCCGCTTTTTACGTGGGGGCTTGGGAAACATGTCGAGCGTGGCGACGCGCATGGCTATGCCGCCCACTCGATCAACAGGCCTTCAAACGGCAGGCCATATTCGGCGCCGATCCATCCAGCCAAACCTTCGAAATCTTGAAACCCATAGGCTACGGCGAAATCACCATCGTAGAGCTCGGGGTCCGCTGGCCCCTGATAGTCGGCACAGAACCCGGCATGAAGGCTTTGGCGGTCGAGGGTCATTCCGAAAGTGGCAAACCGGATCTCGCGCACGCGGGTGACTTTGGCTGTGCGCAAAATGATCCCCACGGGGCGGGTACTGTCCTTGACAAAGAGCTTGAGCGTGTCGCCCACCCGTGGGTCATGGCCGCGCTTGCGCCTGGGCGAGATGGCGCGGGTTCTAATCCCTTTTTCGACCTCGTCAGCAAATTCACGGGCGATTTCCAGTGACGAATAAATCACGGCTACCATGTCAAATCCCCTCAAATAAATCGCCCTGGCCCGAGGGCGCAGCCTGTCGCGCACGGATCACGTGGCGCAGGGTTCGCCTGCAGGTGGGGCAGCGCTGGATTGCACCCGATCGGACCCGATGTGCCGCAACCTGGTGTTCGGTGTGAAGGTTCCGGGTGATGCTCGATATCCGCTCGCGCGTGGTGCTAAGCTTGAGCGCTGCAGCGCTATTTGACATGCCGCAATCGCCCACCAGGTACAGCGCCAGGTAATGGCGCAAGGCCGGTGTCATCAGCGGGATGGCATGGCTATCACCGCCAATGGTCTTGGCGACCAGCTGGGCCTGCTTTGCCCCCAGCAGCTTGACCAGGTCGTGGTCAGCTTTCATGCGCGACGGGATATAGCGCCGCGATCCGCCCCAATAGGCCACAAGGGTCAGAGCCACCTGGGGGCCTGCCACGCGCACCACATCGGCCAGCACGCCGGGGTATTGCGCATGCGGAATGCGCTCAGCCGCTACCTCCAGCAGGTCAGGCGTCAGGTTCATGGCGCATCACCCTTGTCCGGGCTTGTGGCATCAGGCTTTGCCGTCTTGGCGATGACGGAGCGATGCCACTTGCCCAGGCGCTCAATCACCCGGTCGAGTTCGCGCGGCTGCATCTGGTGTATGCCGCGTTCCGCCCCGCCAACCGTATTCATGGCCAATTGGCCCAGGGCAAAGTCACTGACGATCCGGATCGCACCTGCGGCCACCAGCTTGGCCCAGATCGCCCGGATCAACACGACCTTGGCGGACAGGCCATCATCATCGGCCATGGGCACAAAATAGCCGGCGCGCTCAGACCAGCTTTTCAGAGCATCGATCACTTTGCCCGCCTGGCGCGGTTCCAGCCATTCCAGGGCATCCTGGCCCGTCTGGCGTTTCACGAAGTGAACCATGGCTGCTTCAGACGGATCATGGACCTCGCCCAAGTGATAAAGCGATAGCCACAGCGCCCGGATTTTAGCCGCCTGCGGCCCCTGGGCCATGGCGCGGCTACCTGCGCGCGCTGGCCCCTTAACCCGTCCCCTGTCCTGAAATTGGGTCCCCTGATTTTTGGCATAAGCGCCCCGCATTTCCGGGCTGCGGTTGACCCGCAGATTGATGTGATCAATCACGCGGTTTAATTCAGCGATCGACAGATCCTTGGCCGAGCGCTTTTTGGTCACCGCTTCCAGCACATCGCGATAGGTATCATCATCAAGCCCGGCTGACCGTTTGGCCGCATGTAGCGCGCCCAGCAACCGCGCGCGCGGATCTGCCGATCGGGCGCGCGGGGCTTGTGCCTTGGCCGGATCGTGGCTCACAGCATCATCTCAGGCGGTAAGTCGGCCACTTCCTTTGACGGGATTTCATGGTCAAGGACCAGGCTGCGCCAGACGCGTCGATCGACACCCACCTTTGGCTGGACCATGATCACATAGGCAATCAGCGGCTGTTCTTTTTCGCAATAGCCTTCCCAGACCCGCACCGGCACATCGTTCACTAGCACGGTCTTGGTTGTGCTTTCGATGCAGATCTTCATGCCAGCGATCCCTCCTGCCAGAAGAAGCGCGGCGCGGGCGGGTCCTGATCCAAACTGATATCGGTGACGGCATCGTCAACGTGCGCCCGCACCCGCGCATACTCCGCCTCCGCCGTCTCTCTGGCTTGTTCCAATTCCAGCATCATCAGACGAGTGGTGATGGCCTTGACCTTTTGCTCCAGCTTCGTCCGGTCGGGGCAGAAACGGCGCTTGAGCGCACGTGTATAGCCTTCCCGGCTGGTGATCAGCCTGCCAATCTCTGCCTGGCGATCGACAGCGGTCGCCATGGCTAATGCGTCCTGACTGACACAGGCTGCAAGCGACGCGCAGGCCTGACCGGCATGTCTTCATAGCGCTGCCCGCCATAAAGCTGATCAAGCTTTGCCTGCGACGGCACCCGGCCCACTGGCGATGCCTCTGCTTCCTTATCCAGCGCCTCCTGGATCAGATCCTCGGCAATGCCGCGCGCGCGCAATTGTTCGACGGTTTTGCCTTGATGGAGTTCCTGATAGATCATCCAGAGCGGCGCTTGATAGGTCATTACAAAGCCTCCCCTTGTGCGCTTGAGCCCGGCGCCGGGTTGCCACCGATCTGGCGCAGGCTGCTTTCCTGCTGGCGATACCGCGCGGCCAGGTCGCGGGACTTCTGGGCATCACGCTGCCGCGCGGACGAGCCACTGCACGCCTCGGCCTGGGCTTCAAACCATTCAGCGTGCCAGCGGAAATAATCGGCAGTGTCGAAGTAATAGGGATTGGTCCGCACATCCTGGCCTGCCTTGAATGCGCGCCCGCCATGATGTGGATCAGCTGCCAGATAGGCGGCTGTCTTGCCCATCGTGCGTGATGATTGATTGATCACCATCACCGCATCCCCAGTTCTTTTTCGTAGAGCTCAAGGATCGCGTCCTGCTTCTGCCGATCGGCAGTGTTCATACGCCCGCGCCGGATCACCTGGCGCAGGATGTTCACGTCAAAGCCGTTAGCTTTGGCTTCCGAATAGACCTCTGATTTATCGCCATTTAAATCGGCGATTTCCTCTTCCAGCTTCTGGATTTTGGAGACGAAAGAGGCCAGCATGTCGGCCTTTTTGCCCCAATTATGGCCAGGCCCCGGCTTCGCCGCGGCTTTGGGTTTCACGCTCATGCAACCTCCTCAAGATCCAAACCTGCAAATGTGATCACCAGATCTTCGCCGGTTGATCCGACCTCGACACCCGGCACCTTTTTGGCAAGATCGGGCTTGTCCAGCATGGCCTGTTTGTTCAACTCAACCTTCTCGCGCAGGAATGATTTGAGGCCTGTGATTTTTTCATCAAGCTCAGCCCGTTCCTGATCGAGACCAGGACCGCGCCGCAGGGTGGCACGTGCGTGTTCGAGATCGGCGATCACCTGACGGATCGCCTCGATCACGTCATTGACCTTTTTGACCTGGACCGAGGGCGGGCGCGTGCGCCAGGAGATATCCGCGCTCGGGCGCTTGATCGTCTTGGTCCGGCCCTCGGTCAACTCATCGCGACGCGCGGCGAAGAAATTGGCCAGGCCCAGCAGCAATTCGGCATGCTTTTCCTTGAATGGCTTGGCTTCCGTCTCAAAAGCTGAATTGAGCGCAATCGTGTCGCGCTGCAGCTGGTCATTCAGCAATGTCAGTGCCAGCTTGTGTTCGGACAATTCATCCAGCCAGCGATCCGCCTCATCCAGGCTTTGCGGCATCTTGGGCGGTGCCTTGGTTTTAGTCTTGCTCGCCATGATCAGCCCCTGTTCAATTTAAGTCCGGTCGAGACGGTCGCGCGCGCGATCGATGCGCCAACCAGTGACCAGTTGATGGGTGGGTCCGGGCTAAACACAGCGCGTCGGCGCGGCTTGTCCTGGGGCGCACCGATCATGTCCGGATGGCAAAGATCGATGCCGGTCAGGCTCAGGCCCTGGGCCTGGCGACGGGCTAAAACCCGGTCCAGCCGGTGAAGCATCAAGGCCCGTTCAACGACCCGTTTCA